AGATTGCACGAACAACTAAAATACAGGATAATGGATCACCAAGTTGGTCACAAGATCCCAATAGTTACGGAAGTAACTTCGTATTTGACTTATAAAATTTTAACAACTTAAATAAATAATGGCTACATCCAGGTTTCAAATGACAAAATCCACCTCTTGGTCGGGTTTAACTCTTAAAAATCATATAGGTGCTTTATTCGGACATAAACCAGAATTAATATCTCCTATTACAACAATTCTATTACAAAATTCAGGTATGAAAAATCTAGATACAACTTTATCTATGTTCCCTGAAAAAACTCTTGAAGCAGGTGCTACAGATTTTGTATGGAAAGTAATTGGTAGTGATGAAAGGAATATTCCACTAGTAGAAGCGCGTTATGAAGGTGCAGTAGTTACTTCAGCTACTACTAATGTAGGACAAGCTCGTACTACTTTTGAACTAGTATTTGCAGAACGTTGGTTTACTAAAATGCATTTGATTGCAGGACATAGACCAGATGTTTACCAAATGCGTATTCTAGAAGATCCTTATGAAGAAGGTTCTAATTATGTTTATACATGTGAAGTATGGGGTGGTTCAGAATCATTAGCAGGTATTCCTGGAGATGAATTCTTACCTGGAAACAGATTTAGTATTGAAGGTGCTCCAGTTGAAGATGAACTTTCAATTCAAGGTGCTGGAATACAATTTACTTCTCCATTCTTAATGCGTAATTCTGTTACTGCAATAAGGGTAGAGCATAAAGTATCTGGTGCAATGATTGATATGAAAGTTCAACCAGTTTATACTACTGGACTTGAAACAAGAGATCCTAATACTGGTAAAGTACATACATCAGAATATTGGATGCAGGAAGTAATGTGGCAATTTGAACGTCAGATTTCTAAACTTAAGTCTAGAACAATGATGTTTGGTAAAACTAATCGTGATGAAGCTGGTCGTTATTTGAATATAGCTGCTTCAGGTATTACTATTAAAGCTGGTTCAGGTATTAGAGAACAAATGGAAGTTTCTAATACAATTTTCTATAATAGGTTTTCATTAGCTTTATTAGAAGATGCTCTATCTGAACTATCTGAGGGTAAATTAGATTGGGATGAAAGGAAATTTATTCTTCGTACAGGTGAACGTGGTGCTGCTCAATTCCATAGAGCTATTACACAATTAGCTAGTGGTTGGACAGGAATTGGTTTTGATAATACTAATCAAAATGCAATTAAACAAGTTCAATCTAAATTCCATGACAATGCGTTTAGCTTAGGATTCCAATTTACAGAGTATCGTGCTCCTAACAACATTCATGTTGTATTAGAAGTAGATCCAATGTATGACGATAGAGTTCGTAATAAAATTATACACCCTGATGGCGGTGTAGCTGAATCATATCGTTATGATATTCTTTATATAGGTTCACAAGCTGATCCTAATATTCAGAGAATTAAAGTATCTAACACTCCAGAAATACGTGGTTATCAAGCAGGTTTCCGTAATCCATTTACAGGACAACGTGGTGGTATAATGACTACAATGGAAGATAGTGCTACAATGACTGCATTTATTGAAGGTACAGGTGCATTAGTGAAAGATCCAGGTCGTACACTATCACTTATACCAAGTATATTATATTAATATTTTAAAGGTTTTATTAAGAGGTGTACCTATAAACACCTCTTTTTTATAATATTAAATCTTAAGGAAGAAGATGAAAACACAAGAAGTTAAGAGTACTTTTACATTACCAAATGAAATAGTAATTGTAAAGTATATTCATAGAAATAAAGGTATGGCTGCTAATGTAGCTAAAGATCACGTAATAGCAGGTGGTATGTTATCAGGAGCTGTACGTAAGTTTTATGCACCACTACAACGTAATGGTAGTATAAAGAATGTTTTAAATGATGAAGAGAAAGAATATCTAGAACAAGTTACTGGATTGAATCTTTCAGTATATGGAGACTTTTGGACTAAATACAATGTAGCTCTTTATAAAGAAGAGGGTGCTAATAGATTTGACCTAAGTGATCCAATGAGTTATATTTCTATTAAGATACTTGAAAGTTTAGATAAATATGAAATTGCACCTTCATGGGCAGATCGTAATAAAAACTTGACTTATCAATTTGTTATTACTAGAGAGAATGAAGAAATGCTTGAAACTAAAGGTAAATACGATTCTAAAAAAGAAGCATTTAAACTATATGGTAAAATAGAAGATGATAAAGATAAACTATTAGGAATACTTAAATTACTTACTAATAAACCTTTATCTCCAGATTCTAAATTAGATTGGTTACAACATAAAGTTGAAGAATTTATTGATACTAATCCATTAGCATTTGTTAATGTAGTTAGTGATAAAGCTTTTTATACCAAACTATTAATAAATGTAGGTGTAGAAAAAGGTATTATAATTAAAAAATCTAATAGATATTCAACATCTGACGGACTTGATTTAGCTGAATCTGGACAAATATCTACCTTTGAAAATGCTGTATTATATTTAGATAATCCTAAAAATCAAGAAGTTAGAATGCTTTTAGAAGCTAAAATTAATAAATAATGTCTACAGAAGAATTAAATTTGGAGTTTGATATTGGATATAATAATATTGCAGGAGCTTCTGCTCCACCTATAGATGCGTATGAGAAGTCTGTTTACCTCACGACTGCTCAACAACAACTTATTAAAGATTATTATGATCCATTAAGTAATCGTAAAGGAAAAGGTTTTGAAGGTTCTGAAAAAAGACGTAATGATTTAAAACAATTAATTAAAGATTATAAGACTATTACTTCAATTACAAATTCTTCTAATATTAGTTCACAAGCTAAATACTTTGTATTACCTAAAGATTTATTTTTAATTGTAAATGAACAAGTTAAAATAACTTCTAATGATTGTCATAATAATTCAATTATAGAAGTTAAACCAACTTCTTATGATGAATATAATACTCAAATAAATAATCCTTTTAAACGTCCAGATGTTAATAAAGCTTGGAGATTAGATATTTCAAATGTAGATAACAATGAAGTAGTTGAAATCATATCTCCTTTTAATATTACTGGAAGTTTAGAATATAGATTAAGGTATTTAAAACAACCTAAACCTATTATATTAGGAGATTTGAGTGTATTATATCCCTTAGAAGATTTAACTATAGATGGTCAATTTACACCATCAACATCAGAATTAGATGATTCTATCCATCGAGAAATATTAGATAGAGCTATTGAACTTGCAATACGTGATTATAAAGTAAATGATTTACAATCCAAAGTTCAATTAGATGTTCGTAATGAATAAAAATCAATTATATATTATTAATTAAATACATTTTAATCAATGTTTTCAACCGATCAGGTAAATCGCATTATAGTAGGTAACGCTGTAGCAACAGAAACTACTATTGATACTTTTGTTGCATCAGCAACAGACAAAGAAATTAAAGTACTATCCGCAGATGGTACAAACGTAGGAGTAGGTAAACCATTTAAGGTATATCAAAAAGCTTCTGCTGCATTAGGAGGTTATGAATTTAGTGATAAAATCAATCCTAAGTATGTTGATAAAGTAACAGTTAGACCTTATCAGGCTGAAGTTGCTAAAGTAGTTAAAGTAGATGGTTTTGCAACTGCTGGTGTAGCTGCTGCTAATCGTACTTATGAAATTGAAGTACGTTTATTTGATCAACTATCTTCTGAAAACTTTGAAGTAATTCAAGGTTATTATGTAACTGGTGCTGTAGCTCCTACTGCAACTGTAATTCGTGATGGACTACTTGCTTCACTAAATGGAAATTTAGGTCGTAGAGGTAATCGTGAATTTGTTGCAACAGCTAATGGTACAGGTATTCAAGTAGCTGAAGTAATTCAAGTTAACAACCCAGGTAGAGATGATGGTCGTAAATTAGGTTTTGAAGTAATTGGTAAAGTATATGAAAATGCTTTTGCTGGTTATAATAGTAACTTAGGTTTACTTACTTCAACAGTTACAACTCAAGGTGTAGTTGGTAATGGTACTGGTAAATGGGCTACTAATTACGAATGGTTTGTTAAAGGATTTGATTATGATTCAGATCATGGTATGGGTATTCCTGCAGATCTATTTAGTCGTGCTCCATTCTATACTGCTAAAGACGGTATATATAATGTGATTGCACTTAAATATTACGAACCACGTAAATCTACTATTGTAGAACGTCAGTATAAAGTACTACATATATTAGTACAAAAATCTGCCGATACATTAGCACAAAACGCAGCTACAAATGCTGTACTTGCAGATCTTCGTACTGCAATTGGAACATATACAGAAGTTCCTGCAAATCTTGCAGTAGTTTAATAATTAATCTTTAATAATAAGAGGAGTAGAGTAATTAACTTGCTCCTCTTTTTTTATGTAAAAATATGATATATATTAATAATTTATCCATTAATAATGACGCTAATACTTTAAATATAAATATTAGTACAAATACTGGTGCTATAATTACACAGATATTATTATGGAATGAAAATACATTTAAAGATTATAGTTCTGCAATTGATATAAGTTATAGATTAGAACAAGTTAATAATAATGAAATATTAACTATTACTAATAATGATATAAGTATTAATTCATTTAATGGCATATGGTTTTTAGAAATAACGTCTAATTTTGAAGATGATGAAGAATTATGTACTACTTGTCAAAATACAGTTATAGGTATAGCTGCTAATTTAAATAATATTAAATCATATATATTAGACAAAATATTAGCTTTACAAGATTGTCATGGATGTAATAATAATCATGATGATATTGATAATATAAATAACTTATATTTAATTAATAAAGGTATATGTACATCATTGCAATTAGGTTATTATGATGAAGCAATTTACTTATATAAAAAACTTAGAAAACTTATTCATTCAGAATTAGATTGTATTAGTTGTAAGAAATTTAGAACTCCAAGTTATAATAATAATTTAAACTTTGGTATATTAAATAATAATCTAATATTAATATAATGAATGAAATAACAAGTTTTAAAACATTAATAGGTTCTTTATATAAAAAGTTAAATAGAGCTAGTTCATATGGTACATTAGATTTAAAAACTTTATTATTAATAGATATAATAAATGAATATATTTATGATTGTCCAACTTGTTATAATAATTCTATATTAAACAAACTTAAAAATCTATTAATAAATTTACAAAATTCAGATAGAGATATTTGTGTATATAGAGAACAACAGTCATTATATACTAATATAATTGGATGTAGAGATTGCAATCCTAATAATAGTAATTTAACAGTAGTAAATACAGCTCCTATAATTACTAATCCAGAACCTGTAGAACCTGTAATAATAGCACCTACACTATGTAATAATACTGTAACAGTTCCTATAATAGGTAACTTTAACTTTAATTCTATCAATCTTAATTGTTATCAAGATTTTAATGAAGGTGTATTACAGAATATAAGAATAAATTCATTACCTATAAGAGGTTCTTTAACTTATAATGGAATGAATGTTACTATCAATCAAGTTATAAATATAGGTGATTTAAGTAACTTAGTATATAATTCATTTGCTAATATTAAAGTAGGTGATGATATAATTACTATACAAGCATCTGGAACAACTCAATCTACATTATATTCTAATATAGCTGATATAAACATAATTAGAGTATGAACAATTTAATTAAACCTGGAGATTATATAACATTTACTAAAGATATATTTTTAAATAATTATTATGATAAAGAAGTAGATTTACCTAAAGAAATATTATTTGTTAATGATACAATTTATGGTACAATACTTTCTAATAATAAAATAATTAAAGCTAACGATATAATTAAAGTTTCAGATATTGAAAATACTATTTATATTAGAAATAGTTATTTAAATTATACTGAAAATATTAATTTTAAAGTAAATGATAATAATCCTAATACAAAATTTAGCAATATGGCAACTTTTACAATTACTGTAAATGAATATATAAATCAACCACCAGATCAAATTGGCAATAATAGTGTAACATTAAATAATGGACAAACTTATGTATTTACAGTAGAAGATTTTACTACTAATACAACTCCACCATATGAAGATCCTGAAGGTGATGGTCCTTATAAATTAAAAATATTAACTTTGCCTGCAGATGGTTCTAAGTTATCAAATAATGGAACTATATTAGGAGTTAATAGTGAAATATTATTTACAGATATAGCAAATGGTTTATTTACTTTAGAACCTACAGCTAATCTTAATACACATTCTTTTAATTTCAACTTTACAATATCTGATTTAGGTTCAGAACAATATTATTCATAATGGCAACTTTTAATATAAATATTAAACCTGCTGTTTTATATGCTGCTCCAGATAGTTTTATATTAAATGACGATAGTATAAATTTTATTATAGATGTATTAGATAATGATAGTTTAGGTATAACTCCTACTACAATAACATCTATTAATAGTACAGGATTTACATTGGGTACAATTACTAATAATTCAAATAATCTTTCATTTACATCAAATAAGAATCTTGGAACTAGTAGTTTTACATATACAATTACAGATTCTATATCTAGAACATCAAATACAACAGTAACAATAACAACAATAGTATAATGGCAATAATAGAATGTAACGCTATCCAACAAAATGTAAATTATTTATTAAACGCATTTCAAGACTGTAAACAAATAAAAGCAGAAGATATGCAACGTTTAGTTGAATTAATAGCTGCTGTAAATAATTGTTCTAATGGAGGTCCTATATATAATACTTTAGTAAGTGAAACATATGAATCTTTAGAAGAAGATCAAACTATTACTTATAATTCAAATACATTTCATGCTATTACTATTTTAGTAGTTAGAGGAAATATAATTTATAATGATGTGGAAGCACCACAAGGTTCAACAATAAATATAGAATTTACTAATTTAAATCAATTTGAATTAAGTTTTATAGTTCCATTAGGAAGTAAAGTACTAGTAAACTATATTATAGAAACAGTTTAATTATGGCATATATAAAAATAATATATCCTAACAGTGGTTCTGGTGGAGGTGGAATAATTCAACATAATGATTTATTAGGTATACAAGGTGGAACATCTACTGAAAGAATACATCTTAGTCAAAGTGAGTATAATCAATTAATTACTTTATTTGAAGACGCTATAGTTCATCCAACTTATATACAACCTAGTAATAGTTTAAATATACCTAATTTATTTTTAGAAGTAGGAAGTTTATTAAGTTATCCAATAGTTCAAACTTTTATTCAAAATAATGCAGGTACTAAAATATCTGAAACTATAAGAAGGGGAGGTACTATATTAAGTACAACTAATACTTATAATATAGTAGATTATCCAGTACCATTAGGTCCTACACAATTTACAGGTACAGTAACTTATGCACAAGGAGATTGTTTACTTAATAATTTTGGAGACATTGATTGTACAGATAGAGTAGAAGCTGGAACTATTACAAGTCCTGTTAAAACTCTTACAGGTATATATCCAGTATTTTATTATAAATCTACTAGTCCTATTACTCCAGCTTTAATGAAGGAAGCTATAGAAACTGAACAAGCTCAAAAACTTGTAATAAATTCAACTGGAACAATATCTATACCTTATAATCCTAACGCTCAATATTTAGCAGTAGCCTATCCACAAAGTTCTACAACTAAAACAAGATGGTATGTTAGTCCTTTATCACAGGGAGATATTCCTGGAGGTGTATTTTCAGCAGCTACTATATTAAATATAGATAGTTTTGAAAGTTATTGGTTTGATGAACCTTATAAAATACATGTAACTCCATTACTAACAAATCCTTCAATAAATATAATAGAATTAAGAAACTCATAATATATGTCAAGTACAATAGATGATAGCCTAAAATTAGGACAACAAAAATCTGTCGATTCAAAATATGATAATGACGGAACAAGATATTCAACAGTATCTGCTGCTTTATCTGCATTAACTATAGGACTGAGACATGAAAATTTAACTGTTGTTATAGGTAATGGAACTGAAGCAAAAGAATATTGGTTTTTTGGAGGTATCGCAAATGAGAATTTAGTAATTAAATCTAATGGTTCATCAGAAATATATACTCCTCAAGGTAAATATTTATCTTTTACAACATTACCAGGAAGAATAGTTACTGAAAATAATCTTAGAGTATTATTAAATAACGGAGATATAGTAGCACCTACCGTTAATTTACCATTTACGATATTAGCTACAGATACTCCTGTTTATATATCTATAAATGAAACTGGTGTATCTAATCCAAGAAAAGTAATATTTGCTTTTTTAAAAGGAGAAGGTATTTGGGGGTTAGGAGGTACTACAATTCCAACTAATCAATTAAAAATTATTGAAATTCAACCTTTAACAATAGAAGATGTAAATAATGATCCTAATACAGTTACTATTGATTTAGGAGAATCTACAGAAGAAGATTACTTAGCTGACGCTAACTCTGAAATAAGAGATTTAAGTAATGAAAATTCTAATTATTATTTTACTTATACAGATGAAGGTAAATTATATTTTGTACAATTTGTAGGAGAAAAAGGAATATATGGAGGTAATGGTAATCAATTAGAGGTTGAGGATTTGATACCTACCACTAATAGTGGAGTAGTTATCAACTCTACTTTGCAAAGTGTTACAGAGTCAGGTAATACCACTGATAGAGGAATAATTGCAACTCAAGAAGCTGCTATAAGGTGGGAAAGTGGATTACCCTCTAAATTTTTAGAAATAAAAGTTATAGATGAAGTAGAAGCAACGTCAAGTGAACAGACTATTAAATGGAATGGAGATTCTTATTTAGCTAAAAGTGTCAATGGTGTTGGAGCTGATTTTACTGGTAATATAGATTTAACCACAGAATTAGAAGGTAGCTATATACCCTTACCAGGAACCACAGAGGGTAATGCTGTTACGGGAGATGTAGAGTTTTCAAGTACACAACCTATTAAAATATTTTCAAAAAATGATGATATAGAGGCTAAATTTAGATATGATTTAGATTTTCCTTTAATACAACAATCAATAGATAACATCAATGGTACAGGCGGGGATGTAACAGTTGACAATTCTTTAACGAGAATAGGCAGATATGATTCATCGGGGGAATCGGCATTAATAGTAGATATAGATAAACTAACTGTAAACAATACTAAATCGGGTAGCGTTGGGCTAACGGCTAATCAAGACTTTACAACTATAGCCAAATTAGACCCATTATCTTACCTACAAACAAAAGGCGTTCAGGAATTAATCAATGAGTCTACAGGCGGTAACTTCATACCTCTTACAGGAACAACTACAGGTAACGAGGTAAGTGGAGATATTGAGGCTCTAAGCGGTTTTAAACTAAAAACTAAAAACGTTACAGAGACTGGATTTAATTCTTTACGTATAGAGGAAGCAGAAGTTTCTTTAACCTCTGAGTCTACAAACGGTTACTCTCGAATAACAGCGCAGCCTAACTCTGTTATTATTGATTCAGATATTGTTGGTTATGATGGATTAATAGGAAATGTAGAATTTACAAATGATGGTTCAGACAGGAAAAAATACACTCAAACAGGGTGGGTTTTAGATAATATAGAAGGCAGAGAAGATATATCGTCTGACTTATTTATTTCCTGCATGCTGTATAAATACATCGAAAGCCCAAGCACTTATGATGGAAGGAGCATGTATTACATATACAAAGGAGAAGAAAAGTATTTTGATATTAGCCCTTATGTTCCTGATAGGTCAGTGTTTCCAAGATTACTTTGTCATGCTGTTTTTATAGATGGTAATAACATAATAATACAAGGTTCTACAGGATATAATTCAGTAGACCATAATGATATGTTTATTCTTGTTTTTGAAGATTGCTATACTTTAAACGGAGACTTAAAAGCAAGTTCTTATCGATATAAAACATTTGTAGATTTTCTTAATAGGGATTCATCAGGACTAATGTATGACGTACATGGCATTACATTATTTGATGGTTATCTTTATGGAAATACAAGAATACAGCAAGCAGGCATAACAGCAGGAGCAAGAACACAGGTCTTTAAAATAAATCCTTATGATTTAGAAGATGCCACCGTAATAACATTAAATGATTATCAAGGTAGCGCAGGAGAAATACAAGTCACAAAAGATGGTGTTTTTTCAGTAGTTGTAAGAAGCG